CTATGACACGGCGTTTAGTAAGCGCGAGACGGCTGACTATTCGGCTATCACAACGTGGGGTGTGTTTCGGCCCGAGGAGGATGGTGGGGCCCCCGCCTTGATACTTTTGGACAGTCAGAAGGGTCGGTGGGACTTTCCGGAGCTAAAGGAGATGGCTTTGGAGCAGTACAAGTATTGGGACCCCGACACCGTCATCGTGGAAGCCAAGGCGTCTGGTTTGCCTTTGACCCAAGAATTACGAAACATGGGAATACCTGTTGTTAACTTTACGCCGAGCAAGGGTAATGATAAGGTGACGAGAGTTCACTCTGTTTCGCCTTTATTTGAGGCTGGTATGGTTTGGGCCCCCGACACCACCTTTTCTGAGGAGTTGATAGAGGAGGTGGCGGCTTTTCCTAACGGGGAGCATGATGACTTGGTCGATAGTATGACACAGGCTTTGATGCGTTATCGGCAGGGCAACTTTGTTCAGTTGCCTAGTGACGATTGGGACGATGAGGAAGCGAACGTACAGGTGAGGGCGTATTACTAATGGCGGATACAGTAGTAGACTTGGGGGCTGGCGCACCGGACATGTCGATGAACGAGTTCATGTTTGGTCAAAGGTTCCCCGGCCCGGTGTATAAAGAAGGCGAGATAATGATGCCTTCGGGGGAGCAGGGGTTACTTAACCCGGACGTTCAGTACGAGTATTTTGTGGACCCGTCGGTAGAGAACGAAGAGTTACAGACTCTAGATCGTTTTGATCCCTATGAAGACAATCCGTCATTTGCCAAACCGATGTACGACACAAGCAACCCGGAAGACGCTTTGTTTTTGTTTAATGCTACCGCTAGGGATCGTAGGGGCCCTGAAATCGCTCTTGAAAAAGGCGGCTCGGTCGAAGAGGTAGGCATCATGTCTGCTCTTCTTGATCCGCGAATTGATTTACCTAATGCAGAAGAACAGGGCTTTGTCCGCGAGTCGGGGCGCGAGGGCAGTTTGGGTTCTGAGATGTATTATGCCGAAGGGTCCCCGACATTTGAGCAGGTATTAGAGGACAAGTATGGCTACCCGGAAGTTGCTCGGGATGACTTTTATAACACGACTGAGGCGATGCGGGCTGAGCGCCCTCGGCATGACATGCCGACATATCAAGAGCTAGAGGACGCGAGGGCTCATGCGTTGATGACGGCTCGTTTAGCGCAGCAGCTTGGACCGGAAACGGCGGTCAAGTTAGGCGGCATACAAGAGGTGTTCGACCGTCGGATGCCCCTTTTGGGTACGGCCACGGATGCGGATGTAGTCATGGACAACCGCAATAATGCTTTTGGGGCCAAGCTTTTGAAGAAGGCTGGAGTAGACGCAAGTCCTCAACAGATTGCGGCTGCGGTAGACAAAGAAGTGTTTGATCAGTTGGATATAATCTTGGGCCGTGAGCCGGGTGAGCGTAAGTTTATGTCTCCGAAGGGCGGCATTGATGTCTATTTCCCGAGAGATAAGTATGGGTATTTTGATATCAACCGGTATCAGAGCAGGGACTAGGGAGACGCTAAATGGCACGTAAACCGATTGCAGGAATGATGGACAATGTCCCGTCTCAGTTGGACATGGAGGATCTCGCCGCCGAGGTAGAGCTTGAGGTTCCGGGCAGCATGGACGACAACGTCGTAGCTTTTGAAGGCATGGCGGAGGGCATGGACATTGAGATGATCCCGGACGAAGACGGCGGGGTTACCATTGATTTTGATCCACAGGACCAGCGCGGGGAGGGTGACGACTTTTACATGAACCTTGCCGAGGAGATGCCGGACAGGGAGCTTGGTCGTATTGCCAGTGATTTGATGTCGGAGTTTGATGCCAACAAGTCAGGCAGACAGGAGTGGGAAGATGCTTACGCCAACGGTTTGGAGCTTCTTGGTTTCTCCTACGAGGAGAGAGCGCAGCCGTTCAGAGGAGCTTCCGGAGTTACGCATCCCCTGCTCGCAGAGGCTGCTACACAATTCCAAGCACAAGCCTTTAACGAGTTGTTGCCAGCTTCGGGTCCCGTGCGAACTGCTGTCTTGGGAGCAGAAACAAGGGAAAAAGAACAGCAGGCCATTCGCGTAAAGCAGTTTATGAACTATTACATTACCAATGTAATGGAAGAATATACTCCTGAACTTGACCAAATGTTGTTTTTCCTGCCGTTGGCGGGGTCTACCTTCAAAAAAGTTTACTATGACGAAACACGGGGGCGGGCTGTTAGCAAGTTCATACCGGCTGAGCACCTTGTTGTGCCGTATGAAACGTCAGATTTAGATACTTGTCCCAACATAACGCAGGTAATTCGCATGTCGTTGAACGATTTGCGGAAGAAACAGGTCTCTGGGTTCTATTTGGACATTCCTGTACTGCCTTCGCAGGGCGAATCGGGGTCCGTGGACGACGAAATCCAGCGTATTGACGGTGTTACGCCTTCTCAGATTGACTATGACTGCACGATTTTGGAGTGTCACGTTGATTTGGACCTTGAGGGGTACGAGGACACGGACGATGACGGTGAAGAGACCGGTATTAAGATACCGTATGTGGTGACTATCAGTCAGGACAACGGTCAGGTGCTGTCCATTCGTCGTAATTACCTTGAGGACGACGAGAACAAGAAGAAAATACAGTATTTTGTGCATTATAAGTTTCTTCCGGGCTTTGGTTTCTATGGTTTGGGGCTTATTCACACGATTGGGGGTCTTTCGCGCACCGCTACGGCTGCACTTCGGCAGTTGATTGACGCAGGTACGCTTTCCAACCTGCCAGCAGGCTTCAAGGCCCGCGGACTACGGATCAGGGACGATGATGATCCGTTGCAGCCGGGTGAATTTAGGGATGTAGACGCTCCGGGCGGTGCTATCCGCGATAGTTTGATGCCTTTGCCGTTTAAGGGGCCGGATCAGACGTTGTTTAACTTGTTGGGCTTTGTGGTACAGGCCGGGCAGCGGTTTGCGACGATCACGGACCTGAAAGTGGGTGACGGGGACCAGCAGGCGGCGGTGGGGACGACCATTGCGATGCTGGAGCAGGGCTCTCGTGTAATGAGTGCGGTGCACAAGCGGCTTCATTACGCCATGCGTATGGAGTTCAAGATGCTGGCACGGGTGATGTCAGAGAGCTTGCCACAGGAATACCCGTATTCGGTAGAGGGTGCAGAGTCTGCTGTTATGGCGACCGACTTTGACGACCGGATTGACGTGATTCCGGTATCGGACCCCAACATGTTCAGTCAGGCGCAGCGGATTGCTTTGGCGCAGACCAAGTTGCAGTTGGCTGGTGCGGCTCCTGAGTTGCACAACATGTATGAAGTGTACAAGGACATGTATGAGGCTCTGGGTGTAAAAGACATAGACAGGGTTATGAAGAGTATTCCTGACGAGGAGCCCACACCCAAGGATCCGGCACAGGAGAACATCGACTCAATGGACATGGTGCCATTGCAGGCGTTTGAGGGGCAGGAGCATGAAGCGCATATTATGGCTCATATGGTTTTTGGCTCTACTCCAATGGTTGCGGGAATGCCTGCGATTGCTATGGCGCTTCAGAAGCACATCATGGAGCACGTGAAGATCGCAGCCCGGGAGCGGGCGGCGGTGCAGTTTATTCAGTCTAGGCAGGCGTCTGGCGGTGAGGCGGCGACAGAAGAAGAAATGTTGCAGATAGAGGGCCTAACGGCGCAGTTCATTGCTGAAGGCATGCAGATGGTCAAACAGATGTCTCAGCAGGTATCTGGTCAGGGACCCGACCCGTTAGTCAAGCTCAAGGAACAGGAGCTCCAGATACGAGCACAGTCCGAGCAGGCCGATGCACAGGTGGATCAGGCCAAGTTGCAGCTTGACGCGCAGAACCAGCAGACGCGGGCAGACCAGTTCCAGCAGCGGTTGGCTAGCCAAGAGCGGCAGACCGCAGCGCGTATTGATGCCGCAAGGGAGCGGGAGTTGTTAAAAACCAGAGGAAATTAATTACTTTAGACTACGGGAAAATGAATGGATCCAGTAACAGCGATGGCGACTGCTTCGGCAGCGTTTGGGGCACTTAAAAAAGGTTTTGCAATAGGACGGGACATTGAGTCGATGGCTTCAGACTTGTCTCGGTGGATGGGTGCGCTTTCGGACCTAGACCAAATGGAGAAAGAGGCCAAGAACCCTCCAATATTTAAAAAGTTGTTTAGTGGTCAAAGCGTTGAGCAAGAGGCCATAACGACCTTTGCTAACAAGCAGAAGGCGCAGCAGCAGCGGTACGAGCTCCAGCAGTGGATTGGCCTGACTATGGGTAGGTCAAAGTGGGAAGAGCTAGTTCGTATGGAAGGTCAGATCCGGAAACGCAGACAAGAAACATTATACAAACAACGCGAACGGCGTCAAAAGTTTGTAGAGATCGTAGCTTGGATCGTGATGATTGGTTTAGGCGCGGCTGCTCTTACGTTCTTCGTAATGTTCTTAAAGGGTAAGACAGCAAACGCGGCGGATCAAATGACCATCTGCCGTAAGGTGAAGTGCGAGAAGATGGGCAAACGCCAGTTGGTTTGTGTTTTTCGAGGGCAGAACAACACGATTGAGTCTCAGATCTTTGAATATCTTGAGTTTATTCCAAACGAGTACCAGTGCAAGTACGACCCAAATGCCAAGAAAGAAATGACCGTACAGGAGACGCTTAAAGCTGTCCGGGAGAGTCAGAAATGAGCAAGAAGTTCCAAGAAGACACCGAATACGCCAAATATGACCTCGACGGGGACGGAGAGATAACTGACGAGGAACTAGAACACGCCAAGGAAATACGAGAGACCGAGCGTGATTTGCGGAAAAGTCTGGCTCAACTGCGGATGGCGCGGTTTACTTTAATTGGCATGGGGGTGTTCACCGCCGCTATGTTTACGCCTTGGATTTCGGTAGAACGCATTGAAGCTCTGAGTGAAATCAGCAGCTTATTCTATATTTCGGGCGCGGGAATAGTCGGAGCGTATATGGGCACCACAGCTTGGATGGCCCGGAAGTGATTGATGCGTTTCTCTTGCTGGTTTATCTCGGCACAGGAGATTTTCGCAAGCTAGAGTCCGGCAATATGTATTTTTATTCTATTACAGAGTGCAATTATTTTGCGGGGCAGGTTTCTAAAAGGTATGGAAACTACGGGTATTCGCAATATATTGACCCAAAGGACCGAGTGACGGCATACTGTGTCCCGCGTCAAGTAGATCCTGAAACAATAAAGGTGTACTAACATGTTGCAGGCACTCATAGGACCAGTCTCTGGCCTACTGGGCTCGTGGATGGACTCAAAAACAGAAGAGCAGCGCGGTAAATCGGCTGTTGCGAAGGCCAAAGCAGAGGCTGAAGCGAAGGTCATGGTTTCTGCTGCTACGTCCACGGCTGACTGGGAAAAGTTAATGGCAAAAGGTAGTCAATCGTCTTGGAAGGACGAGTGGCTAACAATTTTGTTTTCGATCCCCTTAATTTTAGCCTTTGCTGGAGAGTGGGGTAGAACCATTGTTGCAGAAGGCTTTGCTGCATTACAGGTCATGCCGGACTGGTATCAATATACGTTGGGCGTCATTGTAGCAGCTAGTTTCGGTGTTAGATCAGCGACAAAGTTCTTTGGAAAGAAATAGTTATGAACAAAGATAAGTTACGCGAAGAGATAGCCGAGGACGAAGGGTGTAAATTTGAAATTTACTTAGATCACCTTGGCCTGCCTACATACGGGATTGGACATCTCGTGGTAGAAGGGGATCCAGAGTACGGTCAGCCCGTTGGTACGTCGGTAGATGAAGAGCG